GCAGATAATAACTATACCACCGTGTTTGATTCGTTTATTAATCCAACTAATTTGCCATTTAGATAGCTTCGGATATCCAACTCTGTCCGATTTAAGTTCCAACCAAAACTCTTTACCTTTCCAACAACCGTTTATGTCAGGAATACCATTGATAGTATTAGATTCTACACGAATTAAATGAGGTTTTGTTATGTGTTTTTTGATTCTTTGCCAGAGTTTAGACTCGCGCTTCTTCATAAATTATTCAGATCGGTTTAATACTCTTTCAAACTTATAAACACTAGATCTAAGTAGACAATTCCTGTCGGAGAATACAGCAGCTTCTTCATCATAAGAAGCAAATGTCCAAACATATTTTTGGTTTTTATCAAAAATAAAAGCGTGTGTAATCATCTTTGCTGGCTTCAGCTTTTTAACTTCACTAGCTTCAGCGTGCCCAGCATCCCCGCAGGGATCTAACCAATATATCCTATAGTAATAATATTTCTTATTACCAACGAGCGCTTGCTTATATTTACTTTTCTTCCGTCTTAACATTTATATCACCTACATTAATTTTGAGGTCAGGATTATGCACCTCGTTAAAAATAGTTATGAAAGATGTCCAACTATGACTCTTTAGATAATTTTTTTGTCTCTGGCTCAACTTCGATCGTTTTGGCATTGAATCCATCGATCTTGTTTGAAAGCTCTGTGAGTTTCTTCTCAAGCTCTGCACGTGACATACCCTCCAATCCTGATACTTTTACTTCTTTCTTATCTACATATAAACCAGCCAATTGGCCTGATCTAAATTCTGCATTAATAGCTGATGCATATTGCTTATCTTCAAATGCATGATCAGCATATTTTTCTAATCTTTTGTATCTACGCAGTCTGTCTTTCTCATACTTGGCCTTTGCTTTCTCAAGCTGTTGATCCATATATTTAACTACGTGTGGATTGTGTCGTCTTAAAGTTAATCTACTTCCTATGTCGGAAAAGTTCTTATCATTTTTAGCTTCATAGCCAGCTCTTTTACAAGCTTCAGCTTTTGTAATCTCACCCCAGTTTGCTACAAGTATATCTACAAACTTTCTTTGTTTGGGAGTTAAATCATCTATTGTTCTAAGCGCTTTTGCTTTCAAAGCCATTAATTATCCTTCTGATTATTTTTTCTTTTAGTCAATCTTCTCTTCATATAAACAGCAGCTGTTTCATTAATCTTCTGTTGATATTTGCCAATATTTCTAGCACCTCTTTTTAATGATGCTTGAATATTTCTAGGTAAGTTTTTTGTACCAGGACCAACATATTTCAAAGCTTTACCAATCATCTCAGCTTTCTGATTCTTTACATCTAATTTCTTTAATCCTGATAAGAATTTTTTATCTGTTTCTCTACCTGGGGTGCTATACATTTTATTGATCTTACTTGTCATTTTACCTTTTAAGGTTTTGTATATATCGGATCTCATAAAAGCTTTTATGGCCTTACCACCAGTCCCTTTTATTAATCCTCCTGCTAAATATTTTCCTGATTTCATTATTTCTTTCCTCTCCCTCTTTTGTATGCTTTTCTTATACTTAGCTTATCTAAGCCAATCAAGTCTTTTACAGCATCTTGAAATCTCGCTGTTGAGGTAGTTCCGTAACCACCACCAATATCAAGCATTGTTTTTGCACTTAATTTATTATTAGATATTGAATAAGTTCTACCACTTAAGGTGCTTTTCTGTAATGATTGTTTCTTTAAAGGAACAGGGCCTTTTGAACCTGCGGCTCCTGCCTTAATACTATATTTATCTATAGACTTTGTAGATTGTCTAGCTCTTTTTCTACTTGCAGCTCTTCTCACAGCTTTTTCAGCTGTTGAAAGGGCTTTTCTACCCAATTTAGTCTTTGATAATAATTTTATACCTTTAATAACTATTGCCATAATTTTATTCGGGATGGACGTTATTGAGATCTAAAAGTCTCAAGTTTTGCCGTCCATCCATTTTTTATTATATAGATTATTTTAACCCCCGACTAGATTACCCAAACCAACATTTTTGCACTACGCAAGGAAGTTTTGATATTGTGGTGTATCCAGATACACCACGGATACACCTACAGATACACCTTAAAATCGATTATAAGTGTTGATATACAACAATAATAATCATCAGATACACCAGATACACCACTTTTGACCTCTGATTAAAAAAAGTGCATAGGGGTCTAGATAATCTATATAGTAGAAAATTAGACCCCCACACAGCTAGGTTGTATTATTTACGCATTATGCATTACCCCCTAGTATTTAAATACCCGCAAAATTTTGATTTTCTAGCAAACTATGATATTATTTTAGCGTTATATAACATCATTTCTTGTTATCTTTTAGGGCGTGGAGGGAGACTAAAGCGCCCTTTTTTCGTTGTCCGTTATCCGTTTTCCATATATACTGTAGACAGATTGGAGGAACAATGACATAAGTGAAGTCGGTGGGGTTAGGTGCTCTCTCGATATTTTTTCCCCCAGGTTAAAATAAGTTTCACTTAATCTCACCACACTTAAGATTATGAATTTTGACGATTTTACCTTTTTTATAATAACAGCTTTAACTTGTTCATTAATCTTCGCTTGGCTATTCTTCGGCTAATGAAAATAATAAAAGATTTCCTAGAACCAAAAATTCTTAAACAAATGCAAGAATTAGTCTTCTCAAGTAATTTTCCTTACTTTTACGTCTCAAGAGTCGGATCTGTAACAGACGAATCTGACTTCATGTTCACCCATATATTGTTCTTGGACAACAAACAGAACAGCGAATACTACAATAATCTAGTTTCTCCGATACTAGGTAGGTTAAACTTTAATTATCTATGGAGGGCTAAACTAAACTGCTACACTAAAAAAGAAAAATTTGTTTATACAGACCTACATACAGATTTCAAAGAACCACATACAGTAGCTCTATTCTCATTAAATACTTGTAATGGCTTTACTTATTTCGAGGACACTAAAGAAAAAGTCCCTTCTATCGAAAACCAAGTATGTATCTTTGATGGTAATAGAAGACATTGCAGCGTATCGCAGACAGATACTGATTTAAGAATCAATATCAATATTAATCTTCAGTAGCTCCTAATCTTAGCCAGCCAGTAACGATAGTCTTTTCATGAGTCAAGGAGATCTGACCTCTATGCGTATGAGTCCAGGGAGCAGGCCAAATTAAAGTTACACCACGTTCACAAGGTACTGTTAAGTTTTGAGTCTGAAACTCTGTGCCTGCATTCGGTGTAGTTGTTAAATAAGTCATAAACACTAAATGTCTACGCAGCACCCCAGGTTCTCCATTATTCTCCTTATGCCACATATAAAAACCCTCACTAGGCCTATAATGCTGTAAATTGTAATTTTCTAGTTCAAGTCTTCCATGCACAAGTCTAGCACTTGGAAACTGATCAAAATACTTCTCAAAACAAGAATGTAACTCTGTTGTGTAATTGTGCCAGGGATGGTAATAAAAATTATTAGCAATATGCCATTGTACACATCTTTTAGATACATCATTACTCTTTTTATTTTGTAAAACTTGTTCTTCGCCTAAATGCTTTTGTTCATCTTTCCATTTCAAGATATCATCAATTAGCTTATCTTCTAATTTATAGCACCCTATAAAGTAGTTATCAGGATATTCTTTATAAATTTTTATCATTACTTTCTCACATCCCAAGCGCATTTTTTGTAAATAGTAATACTGCCTTGGTGATCTTTATGGGGTTCAAGTATATCTATGCGTTGAGGATTGCCTGTAGTTTTGCCTGCTATTGCAGTTAATAAAACATTTGGTTTCTGATGACTGTAAGTTTGATGAAAAATAACATATTTAGAACAGATGTCCCAATATTCTGTAATAAAATCAAAGTATTCATGTTCTCTTCCACAATCAAACCACACAAAATCAAATAATCCATAAGTATCAAAAAGATATTGAGACTGTTTTTGAAACTTACCCTCTACATAATGAACATATTTTTTATTAATCATATCAAATTCACCATAACTTTTATCATCAATGATAACAAACTTAGGATCATAGGTTTTTTTATGGTTCTCAGCATATTCTTTATTTAAACAACCAGAGCCATCATCAAACAATTCTTTATTTTTTTCTATTGCTTCTAATATAAAAGGAGTTGTATAACCTGCGCCTATTTCTAATATTCTCATAGGTCTAGTCATTTGTATTAAAGATCTTAATAAAGGGCCAACATTCTCTGTGCCCATTCCATTTCTATAATAATCTTTATGTTCTAACATGCTTCGTTTTTCTTCTTTTGAGTAAGTACCAAATATTTATAAGTCTATACCATTCCTTTTTATATTTAGGATCTTTAGTTCTCCAAAAATTTCTGCTAGCTTCGTCTATTTTAAATGAAAGCGCTGTACGTGCCATATAATATAAATCCCCAGAACACAGAAAGCCAGAAGTAAAGGGTTCTCTCCCAATTAATTCTCAATCTTGCACATAGTTCTTTTCTAATGCTCACTAAAAGGCTCCTTGAAATTACATATAAAACCCACGACTCTTTTACCTTTATAATAGTGAAAGGATCTTGTACTGAATAGTGGTGTTCTTTTTTCTGTCATAGCTACGTTCTGTTGATACCATGAATAGCAGTCTTGGTAAATAGTTATATTCTCAGATTCTATTTTGTTACCTCCCACTAAAATTAATAAGCTAATAATTACTTCCTTCATTTCTTCTTTTTATCCCTTAATTTTAATTTATATCGAATTTGATCAATTCTTTCTTTGATTGTACGCCTTTCTTCCTTTGTATCAACGCCTCGGTATTTTTTATATTCATTTTTATACTCGATCCAGTAACATTGGATTTCTGTAAAGACAATCACTTTATTGTTTAAACACCATTTGTATCTAGAGTGTACATGATCAGCATCTAAATTTGCTAAATCACAAATTAATCTGAAATCTGCATTGTTACCCATGAACCATTCATGAGCTTCTTTTTTATTATAAGCTTCGTTCTTACCACCTAAAGTATATAGGCAATCTTCAAAGGCTTGAATCACTACAGCTTGATAAAGTCTATGCTGAGAAGTGTCTGGGGTTTTTAATATTTCTGTTGCAATATTAGTGCCCATAATCTTTAATAAGTTGTTTGAGTAACTCAAGATAAAAATTCTCCATTCTACTTTGTCGGAGACTCTTGGAGGCTTGCCAATCCAGAAAAATATCATTCATAAAATGAGTTCGATCTATACCACTCATTTCTGCTACATCATTTAAACTATGATCAAATAAACTCATCTGCATAACCACCAGTTTTGGAAAGACAATGATATGGATATGGAAACTGGTGGCTACACATTCTTAACTAAAGACAATCCCAAATTCTTTGCAGTTTGTTTTCGTCCCTTTCGCCAAGCTTGTTCAATTTTACTTAAAAACTGTAAACTAAAGTTCCCCATACCGTAATCATTACCATTATAAAGTTGAAACATTATTGAAGTGATCTCATCGTAGGTTTTTTTGTTAGGACATGACATCACTAACTTTTCTAAACCTTGATCTAACACCTGTTCTAATGGCTTTCTCTTTATTTCTGCCAAAACAATCTCCTTTTAAGTTAATAAAAAAGGTTGTTCGCTGTTCGGTAATCTAAGTAGATTGAAACCTCTACTTTTCATTAGGTTATGAGGAATACACTCGATCTGTAACAAATGGCAGGCACAAGATCAAGTGTTTTCTTATACCTGCCACACAATATGTTGTTTAAGATACTTTTTTGAAAATTCTATTGTTTTTCTTTATTGTGAGCCCTTTTACATGCCTTTTCCACGGTTCTAACTGTTTGCTTAATGTAAGCGCTAGTTCTATTGCCATAGTATGGGTCTTACCTTTTGTAGACTCGTCTATCTCAATTGTTATCTTTTCATTGCTTGTTTTCTTGCCACTACTATCGTCCATTGAGTTTACGTCCTCCTTGCACAAGTAGATCAGCTCTTAGTTTATCAACTGCTTTACCTGTCTTTTTAGCGATGGTTTTAAGTTCAGAGTCTACAAGTTTTGCAATCATAGCCCCTGGTCTTCTAAAACCTTTCTCACCCATAGCTGTAATAATTTTATAGTTCTCTATATCTACAGCTACACTTTTCCATTTTCTCGTGTCCATATTTTATACTCCGCTTTCGTTTTACATTTACTTTGACAAATTTGTAGGTGCTCATCTGCATAGTATTCGGCAACAGATCTCATACCATTAAACTTGTTTGTTTGTCTATTGATGGCAGCGATTCTTCTTTCTCGCCAATCTCTACTTGGTGCAGTTTTCTCTGCTGACATTATCACCATCCTTTTCTATAAACCAAACATATGACCACTCGTCATGTCCTGGTGTACACTTTTTACCTAACTTCATTGTATAACTACAACCTGTTAGAAATAAAAGTATTGCTAGTATTGTTATTGTTTTCATGTGTCCTCCTAGTACATTATAAAATAATACAACCCAGCTATTATTAACAGAAATAGCTTTGGTGGTATTAATAACATTACGATTAACAAACAAAAATATCCAAATTGCTTCATCATCTTTGGGTATCTCCATCTGCTTTACTTAGATCCTGTTCATAGTTTCTACATTCAATCTCATCGTTTATAAGATCCATAGCTAACCATTCGTTTACAGGATAAACAGGAGCTGAATACACATCTACACTTGTAGATGATAATCTACTCCTTTGTTCTTTGAAATGTTCTGAGTCTTGTGTTGTTGCATCGCCTTGTATACTGTGCGTATGCGTTTTACTGAGAACATCATCCATTTTCATAACCCACTTTTTGAATAAGTGTGAGCTAGATTTTAGTTCTAATTTACCCATGCATCCCTCCAAGATTTAAATTTATCCTGTATGAAATCAAACAAAGCATAGAATCCTGTCTCTGCTTTTATCTGTCTAGCAAAAACAGCTTTATCTACTTCAACACCATTGTGGTAAAGTTTAAGTTCTCCTTTGTCTCTTTCATAAGTGATTAGGATAGCATCAGTATCAGCGCCTAATGTTTGCACAATATCATTCGGAGAATTTTTAAAATTCACCTCTCTGATATTTGTAGTAGCTTGCGTCAAGTTTTCTACCACTTCTTTAAGTGTGCTTGGTTTTTTATCATTGTCTTCCATGTTATACTCCTATTATTGTCTAGCTTTTATACCAAAACAGATATTAAATGCAAGGACTAAATGGGATATTATGAAATTTATTTTAACTATATATGTTTGTTCTTTTATGGATTTCACTTGCGCTCCAGGTGTTACTTATCCCAATACTTTCGATACTTGGGCTGAATGTACAGTAAAAGCTTTCGATGAGTCTAAAGATTTAATCACTTCAGTACCACTAGATATAGTAGAAGCTAACAGATTAGCCACTAAATATACTTGTACACCAGCTGTAGGTACATAGGGTTGTATTTCTACCACATTTTGTTATATACTATCTTATGAAAAGTTATCGCGTTCAGATGAGATACGAAGGTAAGCATTATGATGGGATAATTAAGGCTGACAACGATGTTTTGGCTTTACGACAGTTCGAAAAAAAACTGACCAATGGTGAAATCAAAGCAGAAGATGAACCTCTTTATACAAAAAAGTTTGTGTTCATCACATATGAGGAGCTAAAAAATGGCACTACAAATGCTAATATCGGAAAAGCTTCAGTTGGAGTCCAAGTGGGCCAGTCAGGCGTTACAACAGGGTAGAGTAACTACTGATATGAAGTGGATCGATATAAAGATCAAAGACTTGAAGAAAAGAATCAATGAACAAAGCGTAATTGATGCATCTCAAAGTCTTCTAAATCATAGCTAGTAAAAAAGACTAGCGTCTTATAAAAAAATCGTTTATACCAAGGGGTATCTATGCCCCAAAAAAAAGGAGACAGCTACAGTGATATTCCTAACTATATTAGGCATTACGTTGAATCAACCGAACGAGGCCACATTATTAAAATTCTTACTGAAACAGGACTTAAAACATTCAATTGTAAATGGCAGGACTATAAAAGAACAAAATCGATTACCAAAGAATCTAAAGATTAAATAATACCTAGATCTCTTAGTTCTTGCGGTGGCCGTTGTACGGTACACATTGGGCAATCTACTCTAATCTTTTCAGATTCACTTGTGTCTTTCCATACCCAAACTTCTCTTAAGTCGCTACATCTCATACATTGATGCTCAGGTTTAGGTATATATACATCTTTCTTCATTTCTTCTTTCGCCTCTCTAAATAATTTTAACATGGCTCTGTAAGCCGTGCCACTATTGTATTCATCCTTCATCTTTTGCTTCTCCCCAACTTTTACCCAAAGCAACATCACATTTAAAAGGTACTTTTAAATTATCAACTGCGTTTTCCATTTTATTTTTTATAAGATCAATATCTTTTTCTTTTCCAATACTAAAACATAATTCATCATGTATTTGTAACATTGGTAAGTGGCCTTCTTTAGCACAATCGATCATTGCTTGTTTTGCTTGGTCTGCAGCTGAACCCTGTATTAATCTATTCAAAGCTTTATAAGTAAAAGCTCTTCTTATATTATTTCCATAGTTAGCTTTAGCTTCATTATATTCCATGGCTTGATTCATACCAAAAGTTGCTGGCTCCCATTTATCAAATCTACATTTACGACCTTTTATAGTTCTTATAAAACCAAACTTACTTGCTGACTGTGTTACTGCACTAGCTAATTTCTTTACAAAAGGCACTCTTGAATTATATTTATTTAAAAGTACCTCTGCTTTATCTTTATCAATACCAAGTTCTTTAGATAATTTTGCTTTGCCCATACCATAAAACAAACCAAGATTAATTGTTTTAGCTTGAGTTCTAGATATCCCTGCCATATCAGCTACAATTTGATGAAAGTCTGC